GTTCTCGGGGAACAGGTGAAAGCCATGCTCAACCACGCTCACGCCGTCATAGATAGAAAGATAACCGCCCGTAATATGCAGATTATCGCCTAAAACAGCGCTTAAATAGGCATTTTCAGGGCTAAAGTCTATGCTGATTCCTGAGATACCTTTGAGGGTGAAAGTTGCGTTATCTTCAGAGATAAATTTAGTCTTGATCTGTGCTGCAAATATGATCTTAGAATCAGAAATAGAGACAACGCCCGGTAGAATGCTGGTCTCTGGTAATCCGCCCGCCTGACCGGGTTGCATCTTGGCCACGATGTCACCAGACGCGCTCACCGTGAAGTAGGTCGCCTGAAGGGTGCTGTCGTAAACGGTGTTTACGTAAACCACACCGTCAATCATAAAAGCCTTGGACGCAAGCCCTACGCTTCGTTTCAGTTCGTATGCTGTGCCAACCACTCCAGCACTAGAAACAGTGCGATGCATAACGTAATGATCATATGTTGCAGTTGCGTCGATTTCATAGAACAGCTCTTGAGAGGTTGCGCTTAGCGAGTAGGACGTTGCGCGAAGAACAACAGGAGTTGTCGTTGCATCAATTGTTGTAGCAACTAGTTTCTCTGTGAGGTCAGGATAAAGAACCATGTACCGGAGCCCATCGGTCCCGTTATGCCAATAGATCCAAATTTCACTATTCGATTGATCGCAGTATGCGCTCAAGCAGCTATCTGGATCTTCTGTAAACGATGTAACGTTCGGCAATCCGATCGCAGTAGTTCCCACTGCGCCGTCTTGAGTAAAGTAACCAACCTTTATCGTTCCGGCGTGATTGTAAACGAAAACGCATTTCAACCCACTCACCACAACGTCATAGAAAGACGCGGCAAGCACGTCTGATTCAAGGGTTATGGCAGCCTCAAACGTACCGGGGACTAGCGGGTTAATCCTGCGGGCCTTAAGGTCTGTTCCGTCGATGTAAAATACAAAGATGAATCCAGCAACCGACACTACTCTGGGAACTGTGCCGGTTGCGTCTAGCAACACATCAGATTGAAACTGTGCTCCGGTTTCCTTCTCTATGACAGAAGCCCTAATCCCGCCTCTTGTGTCTTGCCACGCATAGACCAAAACGCCCTGATTTTCAGCCATATCAGGCACACTTTGCTGAGCAGAGTTGCGAACCACCTGAGAGCCCGTAACCCGCACCGAGTAAGCAGAGCCCTTGTCAATCCACGAATCACTTGCTGTGCTGTATGAGTATAGTTTGTTTCCCGCGAATTCTACCAGCTCATTATCAAACGTGCTGAGTGCAGAGCCTACGCCCACACTGTTTTCGGTCCCGTTGATTGCGGTACCAAGAGCGTTGTACCCGTTTCTCTTGATGATGGCCTTGCCGGATTTCCTGCGCCCGTTCTCAAGCAATGTAAGGCGGCCAGGAAGAACCAACTTTTCATCGGTCTTACTGTCCAGTCCACCTTCGAAACCTATGGGTACTACTTGGCGTTCTAGCATTTGTCCTCTAGAGTTCGTAGGCAACCAGTTTAACGTCATATACGTTTATGGTTGTGCTGCTGTAATTGGCCGCGGCGTGCACCTTATAGGTATGCGTGCCTTCCGCCACGATGTCCGTAGTAGAAACGCTACTGGCAGGCATCGCCATATACGATGGAGAGGAGGTATCTCCCTCTTGATCGAAATAAAAATAGTCTACTGGGGTAGCATCTCTAGAAATTGAAAACATGCCCCCGGTAATCCCAGTTCCCGTTTTTGATGAGTATATCCCTGGATTTATTGAAAACGGTATGTTTGCTACAAGTTCAACCCTAACGGGCCTTCCAATTGTGGTAATGGTAACGCTTAAATTAGTAACGTCCACCGGGGTAACAGACGTTGTGGCAAATGAAACGCACGCGGGGCTTACCGCTATTCCACCGACACCGACGACTTGTGCAACAGTACCTCTTGGTGCCATTTTGGCATGAGTAACGTTACCGTTTAATATCTTTGCGGTAGTTACGTTTGCGTCCAATATTTTAGCGGTGGTAACGTTTGAGTCTGCAATCTTAGCTGTTGTTACGTTGGCATCGGTGATTTGTGCGGTAACTATTTGTCCTGCGCTCAGAACTCCTGCACTAGATACTGAAATCGGCTGAGTAGAAGCAGGAAGTGCTGCGGGCATCGTAAGCGAATATGCAGACGCTAATGACGTGGGAGATTTAAACGTAATTCCCTGAGTACCGGCGACGTTTTCGAACAACGTGAAATCACCGAAGGTCATCTTGGCCGTAACACCTGACGCTTGGGTAAAGGAAAATGACTTAAGAGCGTCAGAGTAGCTTACTGAGGCGGTTGAAGTAGCGTAGTCACCGCCGATACCGCCGATAGACGCGGCGTTAATGCCTGTGCCTGAAGTAATCTTAACCGCTGTGCCCGAGGCGTTATTCCAATACAGATCACCGTTGACCGAATAGACCGCGTTTTTATCACTTGCACCCACAAGGGTTGATCCCTGTGATGTGTATCGAGTCGATTTAAAATCAGTGCCATTGTAGCCGCCGAAAGAAAGATCGGCGTTCATGTTGAGCCCTGCAACCGGAACTTTAGCGCCCTTGCCGGTCGAGTGATTATGAGCATCCACACCCTGAAACGCGGTGTTGAGCATCGAAGCCCACATAGGGCCAGTGGTGCCGCCCGGGCCCGGTGTAGGCAGGTTCAATCCCATCAGAGGCGTTGTCACGTTGGCTGCGTGTACGAACGTTGCAATCAAGAGCATCGACATTATTCCGGCTATTTGCTTCTTATTCATCACGCTACCCACAAGGAAACGTTGCAGTTTGCGCTACAACGAAGGTTTAAAATTCTACCTGGTGCAGGCGATGTTTCTTCCCACACGTTTGAGTCAGCATCCTTTTTAACAACGAGCCACATGCGGGGCTTGCGGTCCAAAAGGTGCGAAATATTGTTGTCCACTCCAGTGGTAAGCGGCACGCCCTCAATAAGCACGCCGTCAAGAAGCGGATTCTTTGCGATCGGATTCAAGCACGCGCTCACGTTGTCTTGAATCTTCTGTAGTTCCCAGTTAGGAGTTTGGATGGAACTATAGAGCCTCATTCGTAGCACTCAACAAGTCTAAGGTTGTCGGCAATAATACGATACCTAAGGAACGATTCCTCTAAATCTAAAGTAACGTCTGTAATTTTCTCCGGCTTGCCAGCGTCCCTCGGAGAGGCAGACGCAGAGATGCGTTTAGTGAGAGCGTCCTTTTGTGCCAGCAGTAAAGAGCAATCGCTTTCTTCTTTTTGCAGAGCCTTGATTGCGGCATCTACAACGATGTATTCCTCATACCCGTTTACGCCGTCAAACACGTCGGTATCACTTACTAGGTCCGGCATTGCTGGGATGTAGTGCAGGTTAAGAACCGTACCCCCGGCGCTGAACTTCCTGTATCGGTTGCGCTCTTGGTATTGAAACGGCTTTAAGCTTACCGATTCGGTTCCTGTGATAATCTCATCCACCCCCAACAACTTATAAAAGTCGTCGGGAAGTGGATAAGAATCATTATTAGCCGTAGTCGTCACGCTACAGGAGTTAAAGTAGTAATCACCGTTGACGTTCGTTAGAAGGTCATACAGCTCTTTAGCAGAGTTATTGATATTTGAATTCCATTCAGCATCGCTGAGAAAATTAGAATTCTCCTGATCGGCACGCTGTTTAGCCTGAGTTCTCAGATTTGCCAGCGTGATTAGACTCGCCATGAATTACCCCAAGATTGCGTGTTTTTCTTCCGGTTCTTCAGAGCTGCCCTGCATGTCCAAGAACGCTTTCAGGGCCTGTGCAAACCCTTTGGCGTCATTGATCTTTAGTGCGCTCATCATATCGTCTGAGGCAGACAACATGCCCTCATCCATTGATTCCTCTTCAGGAGCCGTAACCGTTTCTGGTTCTGGCTCAATCTGACTTACAATGGCTTCAGCCATCTTGCTTTTATCGCTGCCAATCATTCGGATTACTCCTTAAACGGCAGTCGTGTTTTTCAGAACAAGGATAAAGTGAATGCGGTTAGCGGCGTTCGCAGCAATGTCGGCCAACGCAGCAGACCCACCGTCCCAGACGTTCAGGACAACGGTCTTTGCAGTCACAACGTCGATTGCGCCAAACTGCACGTGCTTGTCATCAGGAGAAGACAAAGCAACGGAGCAGTTAGCCGCAAGGAGATCCACATAAGAGTCTTCAAGCGTGATCGTGAAGATGCCGGTGTTAGTCCGGGCAACGGAAAAACCGATACCCTTATTGCTTGTGGCAGCCACGGCGCTTGTTCCGTTCGGAGCAAAGCTACCGGCGATGATCTTCACGCCTTTTGCCAAGCTCTGAACTATGTCAAAGTTTCTATTCGCTATATAATTACCCAACCTTTCGAGGTGCCATGAGCACCACACCGGATTCACCGCCGGTAACGGTCAGTTTGTTTGCGGGGCAGGGTTTGCATTCCCCCACCCCACTTAATCAACTTACGCGAGCTGTCCAACACCGTTCCAGCCCGGAGCCTGGCAACCAAGCTGAGCATAGTAACCGGCGCGAACTTCCACGGCGTCAGCAGAGCTTACGCGCAGGATGTCCAGGCCATCGCTGTTGAGGATTTTCGGAGCCATACCCAACGAGTACAGCTTCCAAGTATCCATCTGCAGCATATAGAAACGGTCAGACGGGCAGTTCTGGTCAGCAATGACAGAGATCGGGCCTTTATGACCCATGATCTGAATGCCTTTGAAACCAATACCGGCGTCACTCTTGAGGTCACAATAATGAACTTTCGATCCGAGAGCCTTCTCAAGGTTCGCATAGTTCTCAAAGGACATCGGGCAGAAGTCAGGTGATCCACCTTCGCGGCCAATCAAGGCAGCCATGTCAATCAAGGCTTCCTCGATCGGAGCGCCGACGTAGCTCTTACGCACGCCGGAGAGGCGCGTGCTGTCAACAGTACGATCCACACCGAAGAACGCGGTAGACGCAGGAGCCGAAAGGGGCAGCCAAGCAGCCAGACCAGAGATCTTGCTGTTGAGGTCGCCTTCCTGACAAATGAACTGACCAACTGCCGCAGTGCTAACGCCAGCGGTCCAGTTACCAGTTGCAGTCAGGGTGCCGGCAGAGCGGTCAATCGATGCCAGGGTGACAGTGCCTGATTCAGCAGCCGCGCCATCCGTTGCGTGCAGGGTAAGAACCATGCCCACTTCGAAGTTAGTCACGTCAGAAGGCTGAGCCAGGGTGATCGTTGCAGAGCCAACGGTCGAACCGGCAGAGATTTTGCCGATCGATCCAGTTCCATTACGGAACAAGCCAATTGCGAGAGAGCGAGTCAACGAGTGAATCGCTCCGTCAATTTCGGTCGTCGCTGCACGCATGAACGCATCGCTATCGCCTTTGGTTGCTTCCAAAACTTCATTCTGGATGTTGGCCAAGGAGTAATCGCTTACGCGGGTCAGGGTGAAAGCAGAAACTTTGCTGTTTGTCTTGTTGGCAAGAGCTTTCGCGAACGTGGCAGACCGGCCCTGTGGGTTGCCATACAGCAACGGAAGGGGCAGGTTCAAGCCGCCGAACTTCTCATCTTTCGGGAGAAGGGCGAGAACAGGATTCGATTTGTAAACGAGGTTTTTAACGGTCAAATCAACGTAGTGCTGTTTAAGCGCTGCGCTGAACGTAGTCATATCTAAAGCCATTTGAGGCTCCTTTAAGTGAATGAATAGGTTGAAAAGTTCAGTGCGCTTGAATTGCTTGAGCGCGTCCTATGTGATTCGCTTAAAAGAGGGTGTTCCTCGGGTTGCTCTAGAAGTCAGCGATATGACTGGATGCTGACTTGTGAAGTGTAGACGAAAATAATTCTATAATCAAGTCCACCTGATCATTGCTGCAGCCTTCTTGAGTGATTCCTCTTTGCTCAAGGGCTTGTCCGTAGGCGTGGGGACT